CAGCTTTGTCGAGCTCAGTTGCGACAAAGTTCTGCAGGTTTTGCGCAATGCGACCTGCTGCCACATCGAGCGTGTCACGCACAACGTTGCTGCCTGGCTCGCCAAGCAAGACGCTGGCTGGGTCTGACAATGCCTGCTGAATTTGCGCGCCGATGCCGCCCTGATCCTCGGCCGCAGCCTCCGTCAACTCCTCAACGACTGGCTGCGCTGCCTCAACGACATCGTCTAAACCCGGTTGCCGCTCTTGCTCTGCAGGCGCCTCAGGCTCCATGGCCTGGGGCATAACAAACGAGTAAACGCCGTTTTCGTCTTGTACCAGTGGCATTTACTCGCCCCGCAGGATTCGCAACCCATTTTGGTAGTGACCACCGCCAGGAAGCAAATCTTTTAGTGCGCTGTTGACGCTGTTGCCGTTGGCGTCTTTTGCGTTCATGTAGTCCTCGCCGTTTGGACCACGCCCATCTGCGTTGCCAATCAAGATCGCGGCGTAGATACGAGACATGCCGTCACCAGGGCGCACTCCACGGTCAATGAGGTATTGAGCAGCAGCCTGTGCTTGCTCCTCAAACGTGCTGTTTGCATTGACGCCGTACGCCCTTTGGTTGTCAGGGCTGAATTGGATCAAGCCTGAGTAGCCAAACTGGTTGGTGATTGCAGGGTCGAAGGTGCCAATCGTCTCGTAAGACATGGCAGCAGCCAGGTCATCGGGACGGATGCCAACACGCGCAGCTGCGGCTCTAATGGCCTGGGCGCGGCTGGTGTCTCCAATAATTGGCGGAGGTGGCGTAATCGCCGCCTGCGCAGGAGCGCCTGGCAAGACAGAGCCGACAAGGTAAGTGCCGATGCCAAGCATGCGATCAATCATCGAAACTTCTTGCTGTGGCTGTGGGCGTTCCTGCAGTTCAACGTCGTATGCGCCACTTGGAAACTGCTGATTAAGGATGGTTTGTACCTGGTCGGCGTTAATTTCGTTCTTAATCATTTCGCGCTCTAAGAACGGGCGCAGGCCGCCATAGGCCCTGACGGCTGCAGAAACGTGCGGCGGCAATGGCTGGCCGCTTGCCGCCATGTCAGCAATGTCGCTAATAACTTGTTCTGTAAATATCGGAAACTGGCTGGCGGCTGCTTGCTGCAAATGCTCCTGCAGTTGCCTGTCAGTTTGCTTGTCAAAATCTTGCTGCAATGCGTCGATGCTTTGGTATTGCGCAAAGCCAGGATCCATTTTAGTTACAGCTAAGCCGTACTTTTGTGTAGCAGCATCGCTGTCAAGCATGTCACCAAATTTATCAGGGAAAGTTGCTAGTGCCTCTGCGCCGCCTTTTTCGTACAGCTCCATCATCATTTTTATGCCGTCACGCGCAATCTCCGGTTTCCGTATCTCAAACAGCTGCTCTTCTTTATCTGTTGATGAGCCGCCAATTGTGTTAGCACCTTTACCTGCGGCAATATATTGTGTGCGGCGTTCTTGTATCAAATTTCTCATGGCATCTCTTGCTTCCCTGTAACGACCTTCGCGCAATGACTGCAAGCGCTTTAGATAAGTGCCACCAGTTTTTGGTGAAATAAGGCGTTGATCTATTGCAGCTCTAACTCTGCTTTCTAATGTTTCTACACCGCGCGCGGCAGGGTCATCGAGCAATGTCGAAATATCTTTTTCCAGGCCGGAGAAAAAATCAACTTGAGCTTCTGCTCGCCAAGCCTTTGGAACAGTTGTAGTATGCGTGTTAAATTTTTTCATAACCATTGCTTGCAGCAAAGGGTCATGACCTAATTGCATAAACAATTCTGTGGATTTCTCTGCCTTTAGCTCGTCGTAGCGCCGCATTGATTCATCAGTTGGCAGGTCGTCCTCGCCAAACTCAACTACTTTATTTAAGTCTCCCAAGGCGTCACTAAGTATCTGCTGCGCCATCAGGTCGCGCTGGTTGTCCTTCTCTGTCTTTGCGGCTGACGTAGCAGCGTTCCACTGCCGACGCAGTGTCTGCAAGTCCTGCGCATCCATCTGGTTGATGTAGCGCAGCTTGTCGTTGACGCTGCCGTCAGCACGCCTGCGGTCGCCAACAGGGCCGACCATTAGATTGCCCATCATTGCTAGGGCATCATCAAAAGACTTTGGCCTGTTAGGTGAGTTGTTCAGCGCAGCAAAGTAATCAAATACAAAGTCCTTGCGCAGTGTATCAATCTTGTCTAGCGACAAGTTAGGAATACCTTTGGGGCCAATGCTTTCAAATGCTTCTTGCAGCTCCTCTGCTGCATCAGCGGCGGTCATTGTGCTGCCTGGAGCATGCAGTGCTGCAAGCGTGGTGTTGATAACAGTGTTGGTATGCGTTCTTATTTCACCAAGCTGATAATCCATGTGTTGCTTGGCTTGCGTGCCTTTTGCGCCAGCAATTGCCTGGACGATGGTTGGCGCAAGTTTGCGAGCTTCTGCCGGGTGCAACGCACGATCGCCATACAGCTCTTTTTGCACGATTTCCATGAACTCTGCGCTGTCAGGTTTTAACGAGCGCAGCTGGATTTCACTGCCGTCAGCAAGAGTGACAGACGGATTGCTTTGCACAAATGAGCTGAGCTGGTAAGCCCGGCTCTGCACCTCAAGACGATCGAGCGTCCGTTCGTAATACGGATTGTTGTCGACTTTTGCCTGCAGCCTGATTAGGGCATCTTCTGCCTCTTTGCGCTGCTCAGGTGTCAGGTTTTCGTCTTTGCTTGCCGCCTCTAGCTCCCGCAAGCCGCCACGCAATTTGTTGTTGGCTGAGGTGCCAAACAACGTGCCAGCCGCTAACTCTTCAGCTTCAGTCTTTAGCGCCTGCGTCTCGCGTTTTTTGTAACCGAGAATTCCTGACGTTAAGGTTTTAATGCTCGAATCAAAGTTGCCAAGCGACTCAGCAAGCCTGCGCAAATCGCCAATGCTTGTTGGCTCCGGCTCTGTCTGCATTGCACCTAGCCGCACAGGCCCAGGTGCTTGCAGCTCTGCAGGGCGAGAAAACGTGTCGATGACCGACGCCCGTGGCTGGAGCTGTGGCGCCTCGATGCCACTGAACTGAATTGGTGCGTTACCTGATTGCTGGTTGCCTAGACCAACAGTGCGCTGTGAGCTTTGGCGAGTGGTGACGCCAGTGTTTTTGCCGAGTGAAAGTTTTGCCATGACTAGCTCCTGATGTACCTACCGCCTTCCCACTTGAAGCCAGCGTCTCTAATGCCGCCCGCAACGCTAAGGCCGGTGCTAACTCCACCAATTGCAGAGCTAACGCCGGCCAAGACATACGGCGTACTACTAGGCATCTCTCTCTTAATTGGCTCTATTGGGTCAAGCACCGTCTGCTCAATGTATGGCGTTACTGATGCAACTCTGCCTGCTCTTGTTGCTGCTTGCGCTCTCTTTTGCTCAGCCGACTGTCTTCCAACAAAAGCAAGACTCCTATCGCTGTAAAAATCAAACTGAGCGCGTTCTCGGTCCACATCCGCAAGCAAACTATCGATAACGTTGCCGACACGGCCCGAGGCCAAGACAGCGCCGCGTTGTTCAGCTGCTTCCAGAGCCGCCCCTCGCTTTTGCTGGGCCGTCGCTTGCTGCTGCTCCATGTAAGCAAGGTTGATCTGCCGGATGTTGTTTGCTTCCACCATCCTGGCTAGCTCTTCGTTTTGCCGCATTTGCTCTTCACGAGCCAAAGCCTTTTGAGCTTCGTTGTCTCGTGCCGCCTGCGCCTGCAATTTGCTGTATTGAAACTGCTGCTCAGCTACCCGGTTTTGATGAGCAATTGCTTGCCTTTGCGCTTGGTACTGAGCCTGCGCTTGAGCGATGCCAAGGCCAGCACTTACAACACCAAGAACGATGGATACGGGCTCACACATGGCTAGATCCTCACGAACTCATAGAACGTGCGCTGTTCTGGCCCATAGTTGTCATGCCGGTTGATAAAAGTAAATCCCATCCAGCGCAACCAACGCAGGTGAACAGTATTGCGGGCATCTACAAAGTTGAACAGCACCGGATACTTGTCTTGCAAATTTGCGAGATGGATCCGCGACTGGCGCAAAAACTCCCACTTATCTGCAGCATCAGTAAGCATTTCACTGCGACCTAGCATCCAGATCCGACCCGCTGTTGAGCCGTCAGGGACGACGCCCCACATGCCAATCGGACGGCCATGGCGACCGACAATAGTCATGCAAGGCTTGCTCATGAAGAAAGAGTAGAACAAGGAGCCATGAGGCGATAGCCCTGATTGCGCCTTTATTTCCTCGACGTCTGCCTTGCGCATGCCATCGGCAACGTATGAAACGTCGGTGATGACAGAGATTCGCTGATAAGCGCGGTTTACAGCCTCTTGGCTCGGCTGTGATACCACCCTTCCCATTCGGCCGATTGCACTCTGCACGGTAGCGGGCTGTCGCTAAACAACTCAATTTTGGCCTCTGTATTGCGTGCCATCACAGGTGCGCGGAAAGATCCTGTTCGCAATGCAGGGCTGCCAAGCGGGAACTGGCCGCTGCCAGTTGTTGTGCCGTTAAACGGATACGTCTGTGTTGTGCGGTCCTGCGGTGTGATTTTGAGGTCAAAGTGCGACGTGTCGTCAAAGACCACAGTCCATGTACGGAGTTGCAAGTGAGGGCCAGCCACGACAGCAAGGCCGCCACCAGGCGGTTGCTCTTTGAGGTAGGGCGTAGAGAACTCATACGTCATGTCGTAGAGCTCACCCACAAAAAACTTGGCGCTGGTCAAGTCGCCACGGACAACCATGGTGCCGTTGCCGCCAGCGCCACCAGCAGCTGTTTCGCTAATTGGTGTAATGACAGCGCCGTGCTTCAGCGTGTTGCCGGTTGCTGCCCGGCCAACCACCACCATCGTTCCAGTGTTTGCCATCGGATACGGCAAGGTGATTGTCGACTGCACGTCCAAGCCTGACGGGCTAGTCAAAGCAACACTGCACTGCGCTTCTGTTGTCTTGCGATCAAGCAAAATCTCAAACTCGCTGTCAACGTCAACCTCTTCTGGCCGCAACGACGTTTTCTCCATGTAAACGCCATCGCTGCATTGCACGACGGCATACATGTCGCTGTCGAGAATCGACACGCCGATAATGCTCTTGTTGGGCGCAACCTCCCAGTACGACCAAGAA